CCCTAACATAACTATGACTGCGCCTGGCGTCGATTCGCCGTGCTCACATAATGAAATGAGAGCACTTAGGAATAGAGTGTTGTTTGATACTGGCAGGAAGCCTAGCCCTCTAGGGGTTGCCCTGCTCAGAGAAGTGTTGGCGGAAAAGGCGGAAATGATGAGGAGTAGGAAGGAATGTTTTATGAACAACTCCGACGTAGACACCTCATCTATACACCCTTGGCCAGCCGACAAGGTCGTTAGTTACTACGGCCCTACAACAAATAAGGGTAAGGCCTACATCAAGGCCTACGAGGAATTGAATACTCGCGGACTCACCGCCTCCGACGCACGTCTCAACATGTTCGTCAAGGCGGAAAAGTTGGCTACCAATACGTATGGTGAGATTGATCTGGCTGGTGACCCTAGGGCGATACAGTTCAGAGGACCTCTCTATAATGCGGTTCTTGCAAAATATACACTCAGTTTAGAGAAAATATTTTACAAGTGCACTCCCGGCATGACTAAGGGTTTAAACTCTGATGCCAAAGGTGATGTGTATTTCAACTTTATCCAAGAATTCACGAAGCCTGCCTTCTTTGAGCTCGATTGCTCTAGGTTTGACGCCCACGTTGGTGTCGACCTCTTGAAAGCAGAACACTTGTTCTATAAACTCATCTATAAGGATCGGCGACTGTCCAAAATCCTCAGGATGCAGTTGAAGAACAAAGCGTATTCGCGAAACGGACTCAAGTACAAACTTGAGGGCGGACGTATGAGTGGGGACATGAATACGGCTCTTGGAAACAATGTCCTTCAATATGGCATGCTACACGCTTGGATGCGCCATATTGGTGTCACAAAGTACCGTCTACTAATAGACGGCGATGATTGTGTTTTAATCGTGGAAGCCGATCAGGCTCACTTGATTAAAGCAGAAACGTACGATGAACTCTTCGGGATGAAGTCTAAGCTTTTCCAGAGGAGTCATGAATGTGGCGTCGAGTATTGCAAAGGTTCTTTCATATATGTCGAACATACAAAAATGAAATTCGCGAGGGACCCTCTAAGGGCCCTTACTTACGACGGTTACACCACTAAGGTGATTCCAGATAAGTTTTTGAAAGACCACTTGTACACACTGGGTAGATGCATGGTCGCATCTTACTCCGGTATACCCGTCTTGTGGAAAGTAGCAAATCGAGTTGCGAGCGAGAACCCCAGGGGTAATCTACGCGACATCTTCCTTTTTGAAGGCCTCGATCGGTCACAATTAGAGAAGAGTTGGCTACAATCCCAAGCACTACCACCCACCACAGAGGCAAGAGTCAGTCTAGAGTTCCGCGGACTGACTGTGATGGAACAAGCTATATTGGAAGGGCTTGTTTAACTTTGACTCATAATTGGACACAATACCCCGCAAGGGGGGGCTCGTCCGCAACTTCAACCGAGTTTATCCCGG